GATGAATGTGCTTCGCACCACTACAGATCGCAAGATGATGAGGACCACTGCACAGGAGATGATCATACCCATTGAGAGGACATTCTTCCTGCGTCCTGTGCAGACAAAAATGGAGATTGACTTCTGGCGGTTAAATCAGTTAAAGCAAGATATGTGGGTGGAGATACTCAGCAATCGCTCACTGAGTGCTCCACCTCACGAAGGTATGGATTAGTCTCGCTTAGTCGCATCAATCTTGGCATTTACAGCCGCAATTGAGTTATGCACTACGGTGATACCGAAGGCAGCAAGCACAGCATACACATACTCAGGGATGTGATATCCCAGAGCACTGGCACCCGCAGAGATACCTGTTAGCACTGCCACGATGTAGGCTTTATTCTGGTTAAACAGAGTGATGATGTTTTTTGACATATGAAGTTCTCCTTAAACTATTATTTATTGTATAAATAAGATAACAATACAGGAACAAGTCAAGATGGCCCCATACAAGAACATGTATTCACGCTGGCATCGTTACCGAGATGCAGATGGTGAAAAGCAGATCAAGCGTTTCGGAACCACAGAGGTACCAAATCCCGTGCAAGAAGCAGGCTTTACTGCTTGGATGCGTGGAACTGGTCCTATGACGCAGGCTCAGTATGAGAATGTAGTAAAGGGAATCAGGCGTGTGTGCCTCGGTATTCCCAAGACAGATGAACACCGCGAGAAGATGCGGCAAGCAAAGCTGGGCGTCCCCAAATCTGCGGAACACCGTGCCAACATGCGTAGGGCACAACAGAGACTAAGGGACGCCAGAGCGGCAGCAAAGATGGAAAAAACAAATGAAAAACACATATAAGTTAGAGCGGCACGAAGGCCAGACCTGGGTCAATATTGAGCCCCTTATGGCAGACATACAGAAAAACTATAACACCTTATGCGATATGGACCTCACCAAGTTCACACAAAAAGAGATTGAACTCTTTGATATGAAGTGCGTAGGTCTGCAACAAGTCTATCAGTTTCTGGGTGCCCTAGTAATGGAAAGCAAGCTGGGAGAAATCCGCGAGAAGAACTCTATAGAAGAAGAGATCGCTAAGGCCACACAACAGATGGAGGTGATTAAATGGGAAGCAGAATAATCCAACCCAAGACGGTGCTTGATCGTCCCTTCACACAGCATATCGCTCACTTTGATCGTATGACGGTGGAACTGGGCAAGTATATGACACCAAAGGAAATGGACGCCTGCATTGATTTCATGATGACCCTGCGGGACACCAAGTATGATGTAAATCCATCAGTCACTGACTGCGAGAATCAGTTTAAGTTGATGTTCGGAAGTGACAGATACAAAGAGATCGTGATGCAGTGGAATGAAGAAAACCAAAAGATGCTCACGGTATTCGGTAAGATGAAGTGGCGCCGCAAAGACGGCACCGACAAGACAATCTATGATGGACTCGATCCACACGATAACCCAGAAGACTGGGAGAAGATTTATGTTTAGGCATCCTATTCTATTTGCCATTATAATCGTTGCAGTATTCCACTACCTATTTAGGAGATTGTAAAATGGAATATGATCAAGATCAGGTAAACGAGAGCCTCTCCAACACCTTTGACCTGAATAACAATCTGGTCCCTTTCAAGAAGAAATCTGGCCCAGGCGGCAGGAGACCAGGTGCTGGACGCAAGAAAGGATCGGTAAACAAGATCCAAGGCGGAGAGTTCCTCGTAGAATACAGAAAAGTGCATGGTAACGACCTAAAGGAAGACCTCGCCAGAGATATGTATGATGCACGGGCCCGCGGTGATTATGAGATGCTGTTCCGCTATCAGACCGCATTTGCCAAATACTACTTCAGCGATGTTGCAGCACAAGATGTAACTACTGGCGGCAAATCGTTTAACACCGTGTTTAACTTCCCCACCAAGGAGTTGGATGACTGGAAAGATTGATATACCGCTGTTTGGTGAGCAGAAGACCATACTCAAGGACTGGCTCACAACAGACAAGCATTGTATAGATGTTGTTCCCGTAGGTAGCGGCAAGACATTCCTTGCTGCTATCGCCTTGCCTATATTTGCCAGCGATGCCAAGTTCCATAAGGGTAAAGATATCATCTACAGCGCACCAACAGGTGCCATGATCAAGTCCCTGATCTGGGAACCACTGAAGCAGAGTTGCGTTAAACACTTCGGCTTAGTAGATGGCAAGGACATAAACAACAGCGAACTCACTATCAAGTTTCCCAACGGCGTCTTCATAAGATGTAAATCAGCAGAACAAAGGGAGAACTTGAGAGGTCTCAATGTGGGCGTATGGGTAGCAGACGAAGCCGCACTCTACACCAGAGATACGCTGCAAGAAATCACAAACCGCCTGAGACCTAAGGTAGGACAACCCGATACACAAGGTCGCTTGATCGTTATCAGTACACCAAATGGTGCTGGACCACTGCACGACCTATTCAACCTCGCCCGTGACAATCCAGAGAAGTATGTTGTGCGTCACTACAACTATATGGAGATGCGTTCAGGCAATCGCAACTTCATAGAAGAACAGAAGCGAATCATCAGTCCCTTAAAGTTCGCACAGGATTATATGTGCCAATGGGAAAGCGTTGCAGATATGTTCTACTACGCCTGGGACAAGACGAAATATACTAAAAAGATAGAGGATCGGGGAGGTCCTCTGTATTCCTTCCACGACTTCAACAAGCGTGTTATGTGTGCTGTGGTTGCCCAAGTCAGGGGCGAACATACACGAGATGGCACCATAGAGGTCCTGAGGACCTATGCTATTCCTGACTGCAGCACAGAAGGTATCGCACAAGCAATACGCGATGATTTCCCCCGACGCAGGATTGACAGCATCATAGATATGTCAGGTACACAACTTAACAGAGATACCACCAGTGCCTTCGGCATCACCGACCGTGTTATCCTTGAGCGATATGGATTTACAATCGTGAATAGCAGGCGTAGCAATCCATTGGTGTCGGACACTGACAATACTTCTAATGCCTTCATAGCCAGAGGTGGCCTATGGGTGGATCCAGACGATAAGTTCCTATTAGATGCTCTTGGCACCTATCACTTTGAGGATGCATCACGCAAGAAGTTGGTTAAGTATACCGAACAACGCTATGCTCACATTGACGGCTTGGGCGATAGCATACGATATGGTATCCATCATCTATTCCCCATCACGCACGAGACGCCATACAACTTACCCGAGTATCTGGGAATGGATCCCAAGTATCAGCAACTCACACAGCCTGGACTGCGGTATATGCCACCGAGTCCTGTGTATCCAGGCGGCCCGACCTGGGAACAAATCATGATGGGCGAAGATGAAGCCGAAGATTATCAAAAATGGATATAAAGGCATAAATAATATAACGGAGGAAATAAACAATGACACCACTACTAAAAAGATTATTAGACCGAGTTAAAGTAGATCCTGTGACAGCGTGCTGGAACTATGAAGGCGGTAATAACAATTGCGGATATGGTATGATCCGCACAGCACCAGACAAGATGAGAACTACGCATCGCGTGAGTTACGAAGAACACAAAGGTCCTATTCCCCCAGGCAATGTAGTATGCCATAGTTGCGACAATCCAAAGTGCGTTAATCCTGATCATCTATGGACAGGCACGAGGAAGGATAATGTCAGAGATATGATGGAGAAGGGCAGGCATAACTTTGTTATCACGAAAGGCTGGAAGCAGAAGAGGCGCGTATGCGAACACTGCAATAAAGATGTAGCCGTAAATATATACGCACTCGCACACGGTGACAAATGCAAAAGCAAAACTTGACTAAATAACATATCACTATAGGGAAATGAAATGAAGGTAAGCGATCTCACCAAGAAGAGCACAACTTATAGTGCTATCATCCAACAAATGATGAACTACCAGTATGCATATCTTGGGGGCTATATCTTCAAGCAGCAGGTGCGTAAGAAGCGTCCAAGCGAGGATTCGGTGCTTTGGAATGACCTCATCACCAACACTGTAGCACAGCCCATATGCCGTTATGTTGTTGATACCATCAATGACATCCTGTTTGAGACTGGCGTAAAACGCGACATCAGATTTGCTACACCGCAAGGCACTATTATTAACCCTGATAATAGTGAGTGGGCTGATCTATTCACCATGGACATTGACCTGCAGAACCGTGATATTGATAGTTTCATGGAACAAGTGGGCGATCTCACATCAATCTTCGGTCACTGCTGGATCGCAGTAGATATGCCGCAGACTGCTCAAGGTAATCTTGGCAGACCTTATACCTGCGCCATCAGCCCTATTGATGTATGGGACTGGGAATGGGAATACTATGGTGGTAAGCCTATCCTCAAGTATGTGAAAGTAAAGGAGATGGAAGATGTAGATTACTTCTATCTAAAATGCTATTACTTGGGTGATGCAAATACTCCTTCACACTGGGCCAGTTATAAGTTGCCCAAGATGAGCCTCAGCGGACAACTGGACAATGAAGCAGAATGCATCGGTGCTGGCCAGTTCCCTGCTGGTATGAGCATTCCCCTGTTCATCGCATTTGGTCGTAAGGATCCCAGAGTTATTGACCTTGGCGTCAGCGATATTGATGCTGCAAGTGACGCGATGAGAGAACACTACAAGTTGGAATGCGAAGCATATACTGCATTACAGTTTGCTCACACAATCATCCGAGCCGAGAAAGGCATCGCTATTCCTGTCCATGCTGGTGCTATCGTTCGTGCCTTAAAGGATCAAGTAGAAGCAATCAAGATTGATACTGGCGATGTAGAGCAGATCATCAAGAAGCAGAATGACATCCTGAGCAATCTGGAAGGTCTCGTTGGTATGGGCGGTCAGCGCCAAGACAGGCAACAAGTGGCATCAGG